CATACCAGAAAGTTCTTCAATCCATCGACCCACTCTGTCTACCATTGTCTTAGCGGTAACGATCGCAGATGCTTGCTGGATCTCACCTTCTGTTACTTTAGTCATTTCTTCTCCTTGATCTTCTGTAGTTTCGTCTGCCTCTACGGCGAATTCTTCGCGATGTGCGATTTCTGCATTGATGGCATCTAACATCCACTGAGCCTTAGTATAGGCTTCGTTTTCTAGAGTTTCGTTAAATGTAGAAGAACTACGTACCTGACTTATTTGTGTACGTAATTTATTTCTCGCATCTTCTAATTGCTGTAGATCGAAACTTTCTAAATTAAGTTTTTGCCCGAAAGTTTTTCCTATGCTTTCGTTAATTTTTTTCGAATCTGTTTTAGCAAATAAATCAGTTGTTTTCATAAGTGCCCATCCAGTGAGATTAATTATATTTATTCATTTAATGCACAAGGACTGGGCTTTAATTTTAGCCGCAGCCGCTTTTGATCTAGCGATTTCGTAACGTGCCATTGCACTATCTGCTCTGTCAAAGTCCTTAGCATCTTGTGCTTTTGTATAGGTATATAGCAGAAACTGGCATTCAGTATGAAACTTTCCGTACTCCTGATCTGCTTTGTATACTTTATCCATATCAAATTGACTGTATTTTAGCAGTAACATTTTAGCCAACGAAACTGCCACAACATTAAGGCTAACACTAGCGAACCTTAAACGATTATGTACAAAGATGTTTTTTATATTGTGATCCGATCTTATAGACACAGGTCCAATTTCTATGCCCGTGTCGGTTTTCACAGGTAAAAAAATGCCTTGAGCGGCTAGTTTCTTTTGATTTTCTTGTATGAACTTTTTGAGTTCGTTGGCTGTTGTCATGCAAAAAGGACCTTAGTCCTTTATTTAACTGCTCACATTTTACAGCCCGAAAAACTTGAAGATAGTTTGAATATTAAGTTGACCAGTCCATCCTAACCCTGCTACGAAGGCCATACCTACTAGTCCATAGGTCATTAATTTTTGCTTCTGCTTCTCTAGATCTTTAATCTTGCCTGCAAGTTCATTATGCTGGCTTGTCGATTCTACACGCATTTCTTCTAGAGTTTTGGCGAGATTATCACCTGTGCGATCAAGACAGTCGTGTAATTCTTTTACGTCTACTTTTAAATCATCTAGTTTTTCGTCTAGGTTAACAACTTTAACCTCAACAACACTAACTCGCTCTGCTACTGTGGCCATCTAGGCTCTTCTCCTGTATATTAAGTCAAGGTCCGCTCCGGACATGTGCCTAAGTTAGAATGCCTAAATGTATGCCTTATTCTATTATTTATTCAATATCGTCCGTTTCATACACCCAGGTGTTGCATTTTTTTCCTTCGGTGATAAAACATGCAGGATCAATATCGACGTTATTATTTAGTTCAGCCACTACAGGCACACCGTTAAGGTCTCGAATTAATAGTGCTACAGGGTTACCATCAACCTTGTACACATCATCTCTTTCAGTCTGAAAAAACCATATCCAATGATTGGCTTTCCCTCCAATGTCGTAGGGCAATACTCCTTTTTTCATTTTAGGATCGCTGTCGAAATCGAAATTTGACCTAAGCCCTACAGCCTGAATTAACGAATTAAAATTAGACTGTTGTCCTAATTTTACTCTGTCAGTTTCAATTCGACCAGGATTGGATCGAGTAATATCGACTAAGGTTACTACGCAATATCTTTTCATAATCTGCTACTATTTAAGCAGATAAAAAAAGAGCGGAAATAAATTCCGCCCTTCTCCTCCCCATCCCTGGGAATTAACTAAAATTAGTTATTGTTTTTGTCTTGGAATACTGCAACAACTGCGGTTGTGAAACCAGAACTGTTCCAGTTAGCGCCTGCGGTATGTACGCCTGTGCCTTGTAGAACGATGTAAATTGTGTCAGTTACACCAGACTCAAATGCAGAACCATCTGCTGTTCCGATACCTGCTACGCTAAATGCATCATTGGTGCCTGCTGTTACTGTTCTTGTTAGACCTCTAACAAGTGTAGCAACTTCAGCATTGGTCATGTTTGTCTTTGCTGCACTAATCACTGTGGTCTTACCGTTTAGACCGTTAACGATACTGAATACGTTGTAGTTGGCGCCTACGGTTGTTGAGCCAACTGTTACTGATGATACGTCTGCCATGATATTTTCTCCTCTAATCAATAGTCCCGCTCAGGGACTGGCAAATTTATTTATTTGGTTTGAAAGAAAATAGGAGGATACGGCTGTTTTTTAAGCCGGTGTCCAACGTTTGCGCGGCACTAGTTTTACATTGCCGAACTGCTTGTTAGGATCCGCATAGCGTACACGACCTTCGCCCTGTGTATCCCAAATGTCACCCTGCTCGCCTTCGATCTGATCAATTACTTCGTCTTTCATGTTTTGTATCATTTTAACCAAAGTGAAAATGGCTTCTAGAGAATTAGGATTCACCTGCGCTTTTTGTTGTATTTTTTGCTGTTTTCCTGGACTTACTTTAGATTTACCTAACCAATCGTTAAAATGATTTGCACTTAGGTTGTCTAATTGTTTTGCCTTGGCTGTTTGATTGACATAGGTATAGATTATATTTTTTAAATCAGCAAGTCCGGGCATGTCGGCTAAAAAATTATCAATTTGTTGCGAGTGCTGTGTTAGATACTTCTCTACTTTATCTACTGCACCAGTATCAATTTTTACTGGTTTTTTGTTAAACACTGGTCCTAAAACTATAAGGTTAGGATTACTGTTAAATTGGTTGAAATCTGACATAGGTTTTTGAGCAGAGTCAGGCATACCCCAATCAGGAAAGAAAGCATGTCCGACTACCATGACCTGTGCTTTGGAAATTCTTTTACCCAGTTCAGATTCTGCTCTTACGTGATAGCAGGTTTGACTCTTAGGATTAGGACAGAATGTGTAAACACCTTCTTTATCGATCGAAGGCTTTTGTAAAAATAATCCGTCTGCATACACAAATCCCACAAAGTCTTTAGGAGTAGCGGCATCAAATAACGAATATAAACCTGCGAATTCTGAAGCAAATCTCTCGCGCTCAGACTTTTCTTCTGGAGTTTTTGGTGAGCCGCTTTTATTAGCAATGAAGTCCTTGACTGCTTCTGGACTATCTGTCTTTGCACCACGACTCCAACCATTGTGTCCTCCTAGTAATAGAGGACCTCCTTGCCGTTCTCTGCCCCAGTATATCTGTGGGTTACCGTCCCACTTCATACGGATAGTCTCAGATCCTTCTGGTGTACCAATGTCTTTGATGTGCTGTAGTGCTTCGCGTGTTCCGGCTGTACCTTGGAAGAAAACGAGGTCTTCTAAATGATTAAACGCACGGCCTAATTGTTTAGGTGCTTCGGCTTCATTTACAGATTCGTTTTTCTTACGACCTTGACAATGAGCACGTTGAGAAAAACCCTTGGGATTAGAACAATTAATCGAGCGTTTATACTTTTCGCTCCACTTCTCTGTTATGATTTCAAATGCTCTCATTTAACGGCTTCAATCATTTTACGGAACCATGCTACGGTTCCTGTTTGATAACTTTCAATTTGTTTTGACTTAGGTAATTCTACACCATCTCTAGATAAACTTTCTCTAGCATCTGCTACCAGTTCTTCATAGTTAGGCAATTTTATAATAACGTCTACAATACTTTCTACAGTTTCTAAATTCTTTGGGCTAGCCATCTGTCCTAATAATTTTTTAGCGATTTCGTTAGGATCTTTGGTTATAACTTCATTGGTATCTCTGTTTACAAGACCGTTTTGAAAACTCCATTTCATGCCACGTGCTTTGGCGATGCTGCTCAATAACATATGACGGTGTGCGCCTTTGTAAGGGCTACCTTCAACCCCTCCTGTCATAGAAAATTTCATCCAATCACGTTCGCCAAACATAAAGTCTGCCTGAACGTAACCGTTAGCAGGATCTCCTTTGATAGGGGTTTTGAAGTGAACAGAAATTCCAGATTTTTTGATCCACTCTTTAGGATCCCCGCCTTGCTTTTTAATATATTCGCCCAGTGCATTGGCGAACTCGTTTTTGTTTACTTCATTGGCATCAATGGCCAAATCTAAGTCGCCGCTAGATTCTTTTTTACCTGTAGTTCCTAACATGTGATCTGTTAGTTCTAGTCCTGTGACAGTTTCTAACCATTGTACTGTGGGTACGACATCTGCCTTGGCAATACGTTTAGTTAGAATTACACCAGCATCGTCTTTGAATACATTTCCGCCTTCAAGTAAAGTGCCCATATTATTCCTTGTCAAATTTAGGTGTGGTAGTGTTTACTTTTCTAATACCGCGTACAAAACGCTGAGAATCTCTACCTTTGATTGAGTTAATTAGGCGCCTTTCTAGTTCTCCTGCTGTTTCTTCGTCATAGTTCGCATATAAACTTTCGATAAGATTTATAGCAGAATTAATAATGTTGGTGGCCCTGCTTTCCATAAGCAATTCTGTATTGCGTGTATGGGCAAAGTTGTTTAATTCTTGTAAGATTGATCGTGTTTTGATTTTCATATCCAATAACTCTATTAGTTATTTATTGTGTTTTGCGGGTAATTAAAAAATTGGTTCTGCTTAATAGTTATGCTAAATAAAATTAGTAGAAACCATTAGTTTCTGCTACACACTTACAGAGGATTATACTATGAAATTTTGGAATTATCTAATTGACCTAGCCGAATCATTAGGCAAAGCCAGAGCCGCTGCTACCCTTTCTAGAATGGGCAGGTACGAAGAAGCAAGAAGGCTCATGCTGAATAGCAAGTAATGTTTAATCAGTTTCAAGAAGTACCCTATCAATTATGGGGCCCGTGGAAGAATCAGTGGGGATATGTAACTTCTGTAGCACAATTTACAGAGGAAGACCTTATTCTTAAGAGTTTTACACCATACAACACCAAAGTTGTAAAAAGATTCTATCATTGGGAAGATTGTGCCAGATTTATAGAGTTGATAGAACAAGATAGGAGATTTTAGTTCATGTTGAGTCTTGATTTCTTTCCTCTAGGCATATATAGTAATACATACACAAACACACAAGGAGGAGTTATGTTTTCACCCGCATTTTATATCGAATCTTTTCAAAATACTAAAAAGATCGTCACAAATCAAATCTTTAAAGATCCAACATTAAATAAAGCCGCTCACGCTTATATCGATGCTCAGACTAAATTTGCTCTGATGTTGACAGATAATGCTACTGAACTGGCTAAGTATTCTGTGGAATCATTGTCTAAGGTAATGTTTCCTAAGAAAGGAGAATCTGCTGCTCCGTACAAAGTAGAACCCAAAGCAGAATAATTGACACATTAACACACACAAGGAGAATATTATGTCAAACAACGGAATCAACTTTCCAGAGGTTAAAATGCCTGAAGTTAAATTTAATAAGAACGGATATGAAATCCGCACAGAGATTCTTGCTATGGCAAAGGATCTAGTTGCACAAGACTTTCATGCTAAATGGCAGGGTTGGGAAGTAAGTGCAGAGCGTAACGAAAAGACTGGACAGATTGTTACATCAGTTAAAATGCCTGAATTTCCAGGACTAGATAAGGTTCTTGAAACTGCTGAAAAGATGTACGCATTTGTAAATAATTCACATAGTAAATAAATTTATTGACGCATAGCGTCTTATTAATTAATAGTGAAAAGAAAGGCCCTTCGGGGCCTTTCTTATTATCTGACTTTGGCTAATTTAAAAAATCTAAGTATGCTGATGTAACACCAGCCTATATCAACTTCCCACCAACGCTGCTTGAACTTAGCAGAGGCACCGTCAGCATGATGATTGTTATGCAGTTCTTCACCGCCTATCCATATTGCCAAAGGCCATAGATTGCGGCTAGTGTCTTTGGTATCTGTGTTGCGATATCCCCACCAGTGACTGAGTCCGTTTATCACACCTGCAGCCCAGAAAGGTATCCACAGCATCTGGACACCCCAGACCACAAATCCCACAGGGCCAAAAAGAACAAGATCTATGATCAACATTATAAGAATCCCTAGGCGACTGTGCGGGGTGTATAAGTTTTCTTCTATCCAATCGTTGGGGGTGCCTGTGCCTAACTCTTCTAGAAGTATTTTATTTTTTGCTGCCTGTGCGTAGAGCAGTGCTCCGCCAAACAGCACACGCCATATACCGTAGATCTGCGGGCTATGTGGATCACCTTCTTGATCGCTGCGTTGATGATGTTTGCGATGTATGGCTACCCATTCTTTTGTGACCATACCTGTGGTCAGCCATAGCCAGAAACGCATGAAGTGTGCGACCGCTGGATGAAACTGCACTGCACGATGTGCCTGGCTACGATGCAAATAGAGAGTAACGCAGGCTATGGTGATTTGTACCATCACCAAGGTATAGATTATTGTTAACATTTATTAATAGTTCCCTGAGGCTAGAACTATTTTACAGATGTGTTCTAAACGCTCTATGTGTTCAAAGGACCGCCATGGCGATTGATCTATGGCCACGACTCCATGTCCTTTGATACCCACTATATCGTACTTAATCTCGCCTGTCTCAGAATTTAAACCCAACTTTTCATGGCATTGATCTCCTAGTTCCTGACTGATAGGTGGTACGTCACCTACATTAGGAGCAACACGAGTGTAACGACTCAGTTCTGGAAAGTGTTTTACCAGTTCGCTGAGTTCAATACCGGCATGCATTGCGGCCACACAATAAGTTGGATGAATGTGTGTTACAACTCTAACTTCATCTGTATGAATAGATTTTTGTAGTCCAAAGTGTAAGGGCATTTCACCAGTGGGCTTTAGACCTTTACTAATATCGCTGTACGGCATTTCTTCCCATGACCATTGTAGAAGATCTTTACCGTTTTCGCCGCACCCTCGACAGATAAATTTATTGACTTTTATTTTTTTAAATTGATCTGGTTGCATGGTCTGTTTACG